TATTAGTATAATCCATAGCACTATTAACAGTTGAGTTTATTGTCTTAACTAATAGAGCATCATTACATATTTCATCGTTTTGGTGTACCATAATTTGACATAAGCGTTTCATTGAAGTATCTGATCGGATACCTTGATACGTATGAATTTTTAAGAGTGTTGTTCTATTCGGGCTTAACATTGATTGACTTGGTTTAATAATTAATCCATATCTTAAAAATTCACGTTCCATTTGTTCATATAAAAGGTCCATTTTCTCCGGTGACATTTCACGATCTTCAAAAACTGCACAAGCATCATCACTATATGCTTCTGCAAAAACATTTTTAAAATTCATTGTTAATGCAAACAGTTTAAGTGATAAAATTGTATGTAAAGTCCAGAATGGATTAAACCAACCATCAATACCACCAGATTGATGACTCACCATAAAACGATCAATGTATTGAATACTTTCATAAATAAATGACATATCATGAAACATGATAGGGATGAGACTAATTTCTTTAACACCAAACAATTGGCTAAGTAAAATTGCTAATGGATGAGTGTTATGAATCTGCATAGCTTGATTGTGTGCTTCGATATCAAACATTAAACTATAGTAATTTGGTGATGTCATCTTTTGTGCATGGTCATGATGTTTGTATTGTTTAACTTTATCTGAGATTACATACATTTGACCTTCAATATATTGCAATGATTTTTTAAGACTGTTATTTAAATAACTTAAATTTAACTTCCCTTCAACCGAATATGCACCAAATACACGTCCCTCCTCTTTTTGTTCACGCTCTTTCATTTTTAATACACCAATAAGTTTTAATTCTGTTGAAGGAATTTTGTAATTGTATTTGGGTTTGTAAATCGTACATGCTGGTGTATTTAGTTCATATAATAAAATGTCAGCTAATGTTAAAGAGTCAAAGTTAAAGTTCTCATCATTTAAGATTAATTTAATTTCTTTGTCAGTTAGATAACTTGATATTGTTTCATTTAGATTAAATGCACATTTGTCCTTAATAAATTCGACAAAGCTGGTTGGGTATTCAAAATCAAGATTTTTCATCAGAGTGATATCTGAAAAGAATGACAAATCAAGCTTATCATATTCAGACCAATTTTTGTTATTAAGCAGCTCATAGAAATAATCACCACGATCACCTTTAAGTGCATAC